ATCGTAGCCATTGTTGGCCGCAGCGCCCCCGTTGCCGCCAGCACCGAAAATCTCGAACGAGTTGTTCGCCGGATTGAAGTTCGGCGGCACCGTCCATGTTTGGCTGGTGGAGATGATCACCTGCCCCGCAGAAATGCTGGTGGCAGAAATGTTGCCGGATACGCCCGTGATCGAACTGGTCGTGGTATCCGTCGCTGCGATCGTCTTGGTGCCGGCGCTTGTCGCTGTCGCGGAGAAGGTGCCGACGCCGTTGATCAGACTGACATCGCCCGGCAGCGTCATTCCCGCTGTGCCGGTGAAGTGAATTATCCCGGTGTAGTTTGTCGTGTTCGCGCCACCCGCGCGCGCTTGCACCGTGAAATTGAAGGCCGTGCCGACTACGCATGACGCCGGTGCGGTTACGACGAACGATGTTGCGTAGGGATCGGGCGGCGCAACGACGGGCGCTGCGGGATCGTAGGGCGCGAGCGGCGGCGCGAAATTCTGCGTCCAAGCTGCCACACCTTTGACGATGCGAAATTCATCAATCTGGCCCACGAATTGAATGGCACCGCTTTGGGCGTAGCCAATCGAGAGCGGGTTAGCATTAGCAACGATCTGTGCGCCGTTGGTAAATGATCCTTGCAACACACCGTCTTGGAAAAACCGATACGTGCCAGCCTTGCGCGTGATGGCGCGATGGGTCCAGACATTCGCTGTAAGTGGCCCCATGTCAACATTGTTGGCGATGTTCCAGTTCGCGCCGTCCGAAGTCGCGTAGAACACGCATCGCCCACCCACCGAATGAATAAGCCACGGGACATAAGTCGTAATAGTGTCGCGCGCCGCCACGCAGTAAGCGTTACCCGTTGAAGCGCGGCGCTCTTGCCAATCAATGGTGAAGTCGCCCGTACCAAATTCAAAATCTTCGGAGTGGCCGTACAACAGCGCAGTCGAACCGCCGGGGAAGTTCATCGAGCCGGTGCCGAATTTCTTCACCGTGGTGTTAACCGTCGGCTTGGTGCTAGTGCCCTCCAATTGGTCGTGCCGTGACGCATCGGGGAACGACGTTGACCCCTCTGTCCCATCGGCGTGAACAAGCAGCACCGTTTCGAGGCCGGTCGGATCGGGACCGTAAGGCGCAGCCGGTGGCGTAAAGTTTGCAACCCACCGCGCGACGCCTTTGCTGACGCGAAACTCATCAATGAACCCGTAGAGATAATAATTTCCGCTGCCGGGGTCTTGCTGCCAAAGGCCGAGCATCGGTCCCGTGGTCGTTGGTCGTATGGCAAGCGCTGATGACGCGGTCGCCGTCAACACCCCATTTTTGAAGCCGTAGAACGTGTTGCCTTTGCGGACAATCGCCAAGTGCGTCCACGCATTTACGTCAATCGAACCCAGCGGCATGTTGTTGACAACGTCCCAATTCGCTACAGCACCGGACGCCGCAAAAAAATAACGCTGGCCGCCAGCCGACCAGCCGACCAGCAGCGGCTGATAGGTTAATTGGTGCCCATCCCAAACAAACGACGGCCTGTTGTCGGCGGCGTCCTGACGAAGCTCCCACCAGTCAACAGTGAAATCACCCGTCCCTAGCGTGAAGCCGCCATAAGGATTGCTGTTGTTGAGGGTCGAGCAATATCCGTTGCCAAAAAACCTTGCTGTCGTTGGCCCAAACCTGCCGGTTGGGTACACGTCAGCCCCGTCACTGAAGAACATGTGCCCGTGACGCATCGGCGAAAAATCAATCGCGTGCTTCGAACTGGTCGTGCCGTCGAAGTGCAAGAGCAGGGTCGTGAAGGCATCATTGCCGTTCGCAACCGCACCAAACAGTGATGGTGTTATGCCCGGCAGCATTTATCCAAAGTTTCCGGCATGCATGCAGTAGATGTTGCTCGCATCGATGACGATATAACTCAGAATATCAATCTGGCCGGCGATGCTTGCCGGCTTCACGGCTCCCGGAAATTTATAGGCGCTGCCGTAGGTCGTCACCGTGCCGCTGGAATTAACCAGCAGGATGATGCCCTTCTGCCCCGGTTTGGCGTTTGTCGGGTTGGCGAGCGTTCGGCCTGCCGCGTTGATATTCCACTGAAAATCAAAACCAAGACTGAGATCGGGCGCGACTGATGCGGCGTCGGTCAACATCACGGTCGCCGCCGCGCCAAATGCGACAGCCGGCGAAATATATTTATCGGCAACTGTGCCAGCGCGATATTCCGCGACGGTCGCAGCAACGGGGATCGCGCCACCACCGCCGCCCGTTGACGCCGGCACCCATCCCGCATCCTGCCGACTGTACGGGGTGCCGTTAATCGGCGCTTCCTCAACCCCGCTATCCGGTCCTGCCGGCCCCTCTGGACCCTCTGGACCCTCTGGACCTACCGGACCTTCTGGCCCTGTCGGACCTTCCGGCCCCTCTGGACCCGGTATGCCCGGATTGCCCTGCGGCCCCATTGGGCCGATGTCACCTTTGTCGCCCTTCGGTCCGGTCGCGCCGTTGATGCCGGGCGGTCCCGGCGGTCCGGGCGGACCAATGTCGCCAACCGCGATGATCTCGACTTCACTGTCCGCCACTACGACAATTTCGGTGGCGTCCGGCTCATTGAGGATCAGCACTTCATCGTCGGCCGTGACATCAACGAAGGTCGTCATCTCGACGGACCAGCTTTGTTCACAAACTTGCCGGTCCAGATCGAGCGCTTGAACCCGGCCTTCTCCATGATCAAGGAGTGATCGAATTCGCCAAGGCCAAGCCGCTCCAGCTCGATCTGCGCAATCCGTACTGAGAATTCACCGACCAGCGGCGTCGTCAGCACGATCTCGCCGGTGTCGGTGCCGAGCCGCATCAATGCAACCTGATCTTCGGCGCGACGGCGCAGCATCATCCACATCGCCGTGCCGCTGATGTCGATGCCGACGCCAGCCGCCGTCTGATATTTGAACAGACGATAGAAGTCGTGGTCATTCTCCACGGTGATGTTGCAGATCGCCATGACTACTCCTTACGGCTTTCGCAGCCAGTCCTTTTGCTGCTGCGTCAGCGGCGCGGCATAGGCCGCATCGATCTCCTCGTGCGTGGTGATGGTGCCGCCTTCAATCCCAGCCAGCACCGTCTTAGAGATATCGAAGCATGCGTTGATGTGAGTAATGAGTTCGCGGTTCATCTCCTCCATCTGCGCGGCGGTGAGTTCGTGCACGCTGCCATCCGCCGCGTGCCATGGCGTGATCACAGCGGGGTTAACCTGCGCTGCGAAGTAGACGCCGCTGATCTTCGCTTGCGCGCGGTCATCGGTCTTGATCGGCATGCCGCTGGCGAGCGTGATGCCCGCCTGCTCCTTCTGCCACCGCTTATAGTTGGAATAGGTTTTCAGGCTGCCGCGCGGGTATTGCACGGCAAATATCGCTTCCAGTTCGGCCATCGTCGCCAAGTCCGGGGCCATGTTTCCGGTTTTCCACATGACGTAGAGTTCATCCGTTGCCGGGATGAATTTCGCCAATCTGCTCGACCAGACCTGCGTCGTGTCGCCGCCAATGGTCCAGTACCAATCGTTCACGGTGTAGAACATTTACAGCTCCGATTTTTTAGACGTACTGGCCGCCCGTGCCGGCGTAGCCTGCCGAGTTGCCGGGGAAATAGCCTTCGCCGAGACCGTTGGCGCTGATGATCCCGTTGGCTGTTACGTTGTACTTGGGGCCGGTCACAGCCGCGTAGCCGGTCATGGCGGCGTAGCGCATCCCCAAGATGCCAAGACCATTTGCCATCGCAAAGCCTGCGCTGAAATTGACCGCGCCCAACACGGTCAGGTTGGCCCAGAGTTCGGGGTAGCCCCATGGCGTTGACATGCCGCCCGACAGGGACGAGCAGATATGCGCCTGAGCGTTCGCACCAGCTTCGATCACAAAGCCATTGGCATCGGTGCCAGAACCACCCATGAGGATAAGCGACGCATCGTATTGCGAGCTGATGTGATAGCGGCCCATCGCACCAAAGCGACAGTTCGTAATGATGGCGTCGCCGCCGCTGATGGCGAAGCCGTCGAGCGTGCCCGCAGGCGCAGTGACACGAAAACCCCGATATCTGTAAGCGCCGTCGCGCTGGATGAAGCAGCACCCCTGCGGAATGCCGTGCGTAACGGTCACGTTCTGCGGCGCGTCAACATTGCCGACCACATTGCACCAACCAGAACCGTTCAAATTCTGAAGGTCCACCATTTCATTGTAGGTGCCATCCGCGACGCGGATGCTCTGTTCGTAGTTGTTCATGTTGTACTTCAGGATTTCCACCGCCGCCCTGCCGATAGTTTTGAACGGCCCCACCGTCGCGCTCGCTACCGTCGCGGACGTGCCGTCATAGGTGGTGTCGTTGCCCGTCGCCGTGTTGACGTACCAGTCTGTGTTCTTTTGCAGCAGCGGCAGCGCACCAGAGACAGCCGTCGCGCCAGCGATGATCTGCCAGTTGATGCCGTCGAAAAACAGCAACAGCCATGCGTCCTTGATCACGTCGCCTTTGGTGACCGGCTTCTGGTCAGTGTGAATGACGTTGGCGAACGGCGAGCCGTTGACTGAGAAAACCGCGCCCGCGATCACGCTGTCGTAGTTCGGCTTGAACCACATCGTGGTGCCGACTGGCGGCGGCATGACTGCCAGCGACGGCACCGCCGCGCTCCACTGGCTCGCGCTACCGCCGTTCACCGCCGCCTTGAACACGTTGTGCACGTCGATCAGCTTCATCGACTTCATCAACTGTTCGAGGTCAGCATTGTCAGGATCAAGCCCCGCCTCGCTAATGACCTTCACGATCTCGCGTTGTGGCGCTTCTATCGACATCGCCGGCGGGATCGAACCCATGGTGCCGGTAGCTGGATTGCCGTTGATATACGGCGCGTCCGGGTCACTGATGCCATAAGGTTGATTGTATTTCATGGGACGCGATTCCTCTCTCCAAGGCGATCGATAAGTCGCCGAGTGTCCGGTCAAAGGTGGCTGTGATGGTTTTTGGTTAGGGCGTGCCGGCCATCGGATCGCCCAGACTTCCGAGCCCCGAGTAGTCGTAAATGATTTCGGTATGCGCGGGCTTGAGACGATCCAACAAACACTCAAGGTCTTCGGCGAGGCCGATGCGCAGATGCGGATCAACACCAACCTGACCGGAGCCGACACGAAACCATGTCAGCTTGGCTTCGGAAACATGCACCGTCCAATAGTGGCGATTGGTCTCAGGTCCGAGCCCGTAATACGGCCACTCGCTCAGCTCGCCTTCCGCAACCGGCATGTTGCCGGCCGCATTCATCCACGGGTTGCCCCATTCGTTGTACATCACCGGATCGGGCGCGCCCGCGGCGCCATAGACGCGCGCATCACCGACGCGATCAATGCCAACGACGAAGGTGCGATATTCAGTGATGGTTATGGTGTAACCGATGGTCGCCGCGACATTGATGAAGAATTCGCGCGACTGTCCGCCCTGCATCGTCATGCGCGCCAACAGCCCGGCGATGCGTTCGGCGTAGGATTGCGGCGCTTCATAACAGGGATCGGGCAAGCCCCAGTTGCGTTCCCAGTCGGGCAATAGCTCCAGCGTGTAGCGCGGGTCACTCTCCCGTTCGAGCAGATCGGCGGCGCGACTGTCGACAAAGCCCCAGTATTCGGCGAGGCCGCGACAGGCGAGATCGAGCGTTGTGCCCGGCGCCTTCGGCCATGCCTGCCCCTGCGGCAGCAACGTGAGGAACGCGCTGCCGTAGTCCTGCCCCAGTCGCCGCAGATGCCGGTCGCTCATTTTTACTGCCCCGGCTCGCTAAACAGCAGCGTGCCAAGCACCGCCATATGGCCGAGCGATGGCATCACATAATCCTCGGTCGGCAGCACCAGATTGAACGACACGACGCCGGGTGCATTCATGATCGCGTAGGAAATCCACGCCACGTAAATCGTCTGACCGGGTTGCGCCAATTCCAGCAACATGTTGCGCAGGCTCGCTTCGACGGCGGCTTCGGCCTCGACGGTGTCCGGCACCAGATTCTGCACCGTGACATCGATGAATTGTTTGATCGGCGCGAGCACGTAAGTGTCTTTCACCGCGACCGGTCGTTTCAGGTTGATGTAATCGTGCACGGCTTGCACGTCGGTCGGCATCGGCCAGCCGTCATCGTCAGCGCGCAGCTCATCCATCAGGAAGCGCACGGTGATCGTGCCCGGCCCCTGCTCTGCCGCCGCCCATGCGCGCGTGACGCCGGGCACCGACAATGCCCATGTGACATAATCGGAAGCGCTGCCGCCCATCGGCGGATTTTGAATCCGCTGCAGAATGCGCGCGCGCAGATCGTCGTCGTTCTCAGCGTCAACGCCGCCGGTGATCTCGATTACTGTGACCGTAGTATCGGCGCCCGGCACAGAGACCAGCGCCAATGTGGCGCCGCCTTCCAGATTGCCGCTGATGCCAGCATCGAGCGCCCGCACATGCCCCTGCGTTGGCCCGGTGCCGATCGTGATCTCTTCGGTGGTCTCATAGCCACCATCCGAGCCGGCACCCGTCAGAAATGCACCGATCGGAATGACGGTGCCGCTGGTGCCGGTGAATTCGACCCAACCCTCCGCGAATGTCGCCCGCTTGCGGCCGACCGTGCCGTCAGCATTGACCAGCCAGATCGCGCCATGGCGATCGAGCCATTCGGTCTCGGCGGTGTCGGGCAGAAGCTGCAGCGCCAGCCAGTCGATATATTGCAGGGTGAGATGACACAGTCCGCCCTGCGCATCGGAGAGAACCCGCAACACCGAATTCGGCACGCTGGCGTCCGCGCCCGGCAACGACGCGCGCACGTTGTCGCGAACAAGACTGCGAACCGTTTTGAGTGTCGGCGTGTTCCACGGCATTTCAGGCTCTCTCGATCTCGTTCCACAAGATTTCGAAGCGCAAATCGACCGGACGTTTCGGCCCGCGATAGATCACCACCGCCGCATAGATACGTTCCTTGCCGACCCGCCACGCTTCAACGTCGAAGCTGGTCGCGATTTTGAGATCGACAAACGGTTGCATGGCTTCGGTGATGTACTCTTCGACACGTGTGACGGTGGCGCCTTCCGGGTCTTCCGGTCCGACGATCTTGGCGCGCTTGAGCAACCACAGCCGCGAGCCGATCGGCCAGCCGTTGTGCAGCTCCTTGGCATCCATGTCGCCCCACCAGCCGGCGCGATCTGTTGAATCGGGATCAGGCAGGACATCTTCCGGCTGGGCCAGTCGATCGGTGCCGAGCGCGACGATGACCGCCGTCGCCAAGGCCTGCTCTTCATCGAGCGTGCCATCGGCGAGCAGCGACCAGTCGACGCTGACCGAATAGCGCGGCCAACGCGCGTCCTGTACCAGCCTGATATCAGGCATCAGCCCGGCACCGTGAACGGCGGCGTCGACGGCCCACCGCCATTGAACTTGATCGGCTTGCCGAAGATATCCAGCACGTCCAGCTTGGCGCGGATCGTCATGTCGTTCGAAGCCTCGACATTGATCGTCTTGGCCTTGATCTCAAACGTGTCAGAGGCCTCCAGTTTTATTTTCTTCGACGTGAAGGTCCATTGGCCGCTGGCTTTGTCGTAGCGCGCGACGACTGTTTCGCCGTCGAGGATTTGGATGTCTTTTGCCGTTGCGCGGACTTCGGTGTTGACGGTTTCGCCTTCATGTTTGTGGTCCTTGCCGTTTGGATCGCTGGCAGTTTCAGCCTGCTGCGTCGGCGTTGCGCCGCCGGCGCTGTCGCCCTGCGGCTGACCAGCGGATGGTGTCTTTTTCGGGCGTTCCTGCCGTTTCTTCTCGACATGGCGTAGCGACACCATGCGCTCGATCTTCTTGCCCTTCTCGACATGCTGACCCGGCGCCGGGTCGCTGTTGTCGAAATCCTCTTCGCTGTCGAGCGTCAACAAATACAGACCGTTGCGCCGCATCAGCGTCATCTGGCCGATGTCATCAAACTGCGCGTTCTCGCCGGGCTTCAATCCCCATGGCCGATAGCGCCGATCATCCATCACCGCCGCCACCGGGAACGATCGATTGCCGCCCATGAAGTTGATATAGGCTTCGGCGCACCTTTCGATCTTGCCGTCCTTGTCTTTTTTGGCGGGACGCACCACCGACGTGAACCCATAGTTCTGCGGCGACTCGATCTTTGCGCGCGCCTCGCCGCGCATGAACGAACCTTTCATTTCCTGCATGCCGGTGCCATCGTCGACCGCGTCGACAAGCGAACGCGCACCGCCGCCGGTGTAACCAACGAACCCCTGTGTAAGTGGCGACTGGCGATGCATGGAAACTTTCCTTTACGTGCTGACGGTTGTCGCGGGATCGGGAGGCGATGGCGTGCCGGGTGCGATTGTCGGAGCGCGCCCCGTCTCCAGTGTCTTGCCGAGCAGCTTCCACGGCAGCACCAGCTCCAGCACCGTCGTCGTGCCGCTTTTGTTGTCCTGCGCGAATGTCGCGGTCTGGATCGACATCGGCATATTGAGCATCGCCATTGGCGAATGAACCCACACGCTGTCGCCGGCCCGCCATAGCGTTTTGCCGTCGCGGAGCCAGCCCTGCACCGTCGCGTAGGCGGTGATCAGTGTGCCTTCGCGCTGAATGTTTTCGAAGTTGGCGCGCGCCTCGATCTCGCTGCGCTCTTTCACCGGCTGTTCGGTGACAATCTTCATGAACCGCGAGATCGCAAACTTGGTGCCCTTGGCTTGGGCTTCCATCTCTGCGGAATCGCGCGGTCCGCTATCGTCCGACACCGCTTTCTGTCCGGTCACCGACAGCAGGTCATACATCTGCTCGTTGCTGAAAACGCATTGCATTTTCAGAATGTTCTCGCCCTCGATCAGGTCTTGCACGACCGGGCTTGGATGGTCGCCAATGATCAGCATGTTGCCGAGATGGTCCGAGCCCATCAGCACGCCGCGCATGCGCGCGATGCGATCGAGGAAGTCGAACACCAGCTCGCCGGGCTGCGCCTGCATCCGATCGAATGGCCGCTGGTCGATCTTGCCGATCGGCAAGGCCTTGACCCCGAACGGCGCCAGCACCTTATCGGCAATCGCCGTCATTGACATATTGTCGAAGTTGCCGGTCTTGTCGTCGACGCTCGACGTGGTCGCGCCCCACGTCGTGCCCTTGCCGGACAGTTGCACCGCGTGATTGCTGGCGTCATAGGCGACCTGCCGTTCGGTGATCTGGCCGGTGACGCCCAACTGCCCGCCCAGCATGATTTCGCATTTATCGCCGGGCTTGAATTGCAGCTTGCGCCAGTCGGTCGGCAGGTTGTCGCGCTCTGACGCGGTGAACCGGAACAGCGGATAAGGGCCGCCCCATGGATGCTGCACCCACACCGATGTCCAGTCTTCAAACTGATTGCCGGCAACGACAAGCTGCGCGACTTCTGACGGCTTTGGCATGCGCTAGTGAGCCAGCGCCCGCCCTTCGCGGGGCGCGAATGCGGGGTGCACGACCTTGTTTTCCTCGCGCAGCTCATCGGCGCGCGCAGCGGTGTCGTACAGCCGATGCGACAGCACCAGCGTCGGCCGTGGCGCGCCAAACCGGAAGTCGAGCATCTGCGGCAGCGGCCGTGCGGTGTCATAGAGAAAGTACACCACGGCGGCGTGCAGCGTGATTGTTGCCTGATACACCGCCTGCGCCATGTCGTCGGCCGCCGTCTCTTCGGCCTGATCAAATGCCGGATTGATATTCGTCTTGACGCGCTCGACATCGTCGCGGCTGGTGAACGTGATCCCGATCAGCACCAGCGATATTTGCTCCAGTGCTAACCCGATGCATCCATTCTTGATCAGACCCGCCACAAGTGACGCCGCGTCAATCTCGACCATGTCTTGGCGAATGCGATTAAACTCATCGAGCGTCGCGCCGGTGAGACGTGCCTGCAAAAAACATTCGGCCAGCTTGGTGGCAATCACATTGCGCAGAATGTAAACTTCCGCATTGGTTTTCAGGTCTCCGCACGCGCGCCGAAGATCTGAACCTGACCGGCCTTTTTGTTCGCTCGATGTTGCAAGCAGCATGTCGGCAGCGCGGCGCGCAATGTTCGCCGCTTCCTCGACTTCGCCGATCGGCATCATGTCAGCACCTCTGGTGTGGCCGCCTGCGGCGTCGCGTTCGGTGGCTGCACGGCACCCGATGAGAGCCGAAGAATTTCCTGATAGATTTTGTTCTGCGTCACTGTGCCGTATTCCGTCGCGGCATAGACGACGCCCGCCGCGCTTTGCCGTAC